AATATTGCCGACATTAAGATAGGTAAGAGTGTGTTTCATCCATTAGAACAAGACTCTATTGATATCATTGAATCTCTTGGTGGTAAATACGAGGGTAAGTTAAAGATGTTAATGGCATCTATGATTGGTGTCGACCAAAGTAATGTAAAGAACTGTGTATCAGTTGATGGATCACTTCACAAATATGAACCAATTTTTATATTCAAAAAACCATAATGAATCAAATATATAATGAGGATTGCCTAAATACATTAGATAGAGACTTGGAATATGATTATGTTTGTTTTTCCCCACCTGACTATGATGAGTTGGGATTAACACCAATAAAAGACGACAAGGAGTATCACGAGTGGCAAGAGGAAGTTTACAGTAAATTAAAACCTAAGAAGAATGTGGTTACAATCGTATCGAGTAACAGAAGGTACAAACGAAGGACTATTGCCAAACACAATGCCATAACCAACATAATGAATAAACTAGGTTATGATTTACTGGCAGAGAAGATATGGATGAAAGACTCTACTATAAATCTCTACAGATACAATTATGCCTTTGTCCTATCCTATGGTAAAGGTAACTTTAAATCAAACAACACGAGATTATTTAAATATGATGTGTGGCCACATAAACATATAAAATATGATGGTTATTCCTATAACTACCCAGCTTCAATGATATCACGATGTATAGTGAATTATACTGAGGAAAATGATGTGGTTTACGACCCTTTTATCGGTATAGGTACAACTGCTATTGCCTGTTTACAGACTAGTAGAAATTACTATGGTTCAGAACTTGATAAGAAAGTTTGTGATATTGCAAATAATCGCTTGACTTCCTATCAAAAATTTAGTAAATTATATTAATGTAATAAAAAAGTCTAACAAATACCTATCGTTTTCTAATTTGTGTTATACTTATTTATAACAACATAAAAAGGTTATAGGAGTAATCAAAATGAAAAAGTTATCAAAGTCAATAGAAGAAACAAGAAAGGCAAACCGAGAACGCCAGAAAAAATGGTATAATAAGAACAAGAAGAAAACCACAGATGTTCTTACTGTATTTAATGATTGGCAGAAACGGTTGCGTAAAACTTACGATGATTCTAATCCAGACTTTTCAAACTTACAACATATGTCATTGTTGAAAGATGTGATGACAAGTTATAACATTGACGATAACTCAGCCGAAAATATGATAACTAAATTAAGTAATAGGAATATTATTATGAATAATGATAACAATAAGATCGAAGGTCATAGACATGAGATCACACAAAACGATTTTAAGAGAGAACTTGATAGAAGAGGTAATAGAGATATTACAGGTGATAACTTTGCCGATGAGCCTGCTCATAATGGAAAAGATGCCAGAGCTTCAAAACAAGGTTTTTTCTTTAAGGAAGATAAAATATTTTTTGGTAACAATGGTGATTTTTTAGATTGGGAAACTCATCTAAGAAAAGGGATAGGATATGGTGACATACCTGGAACTAACACCACCACCACTTCTTATTGGGGTGTTGGTGCCACTAAATTCACTATGTATCGTGATGGTATACCATCTCACACAGGTCATTCAAAAGAAGGTAAGTATTTTATTAGACATTTTGGATACAAAAAACATGTGAATGAATTGACAAAAAAAACAATACAAGATTTAGTATTGGCAGATTCCATTCCATGTGTATTTCAAGAGTACGAAGTTTCAGAAGAAAGATATCGTGAATTAGTTCATGCCGATGAATTTGGATTCTTACCAACTCACTTCGTTCAAATAAGAAGATATAATGACTCTAATTTAGTGTATGATGCCGGTAAAATGGTTGAATCACTAAATTTTGCCTTTATGAGTTTAAACATAGAACATGACGAGATATTCGTGAAAGTTGGTGATGAAAGGAAAGAGTTCTGTAGACCAAGATATTATCCTGCTGTCAAAAAAACAGGTATTGATTCTTACTCTGCGGTTAAGAATTTCAGAGATTTAACCTTGTATCAAAAAGATGTTGTCATTGGTGATGGTACTTTTGATGTTTATGGGTATCAAGTTTTAAATGCTGAAAGTGAAAGAATAAAAGAATGGGATCATCTTAGAGATGCAACAAGGACACCAGGTAAACGAAGTGGAAATGACATTATAAAACTTAGTGGTCGTGGTCAGAATCCAATGCATATCTATATAAATCATAGAGGTGTTCAGTTAATACAAGATGATGTGTGGCAAGAGATGTTGAAGAGAGCCAATTTAACCTCTACAGAGCGTGAGATGTGTAAGGAAACTGTTATGGTTTTTCACGAAAAATCAGGCAAGAAAGAGTGGCCTGCTATTAAAACATCTGGTGTTGATGAAGACACCCAAGCCATGGCCTGTAAAATTCATTATCAAAATGTAAAAGAATCGATAAAAACAAATCAATCTATTGCTTTCAATAAAAGAAAGAAAGAGGATGGTAAGGTCGATACGATAGTGAATATACTTAACACTGAAGACAAGGCCTTTACTACAAATAGAGACTCTATTATCAATAGTATGGTTTATCTAAGTGATAACAATCTTACGATGCAAGATATTGAGAATCCTAAGAACAGATCGGTTAGAGAGAACTATAAAGATGGTCGTAACTACGATTTATTGATAGCAAAAACAGACGCTCCAACAAATGAGTATGTTTTTCATGCTGAGTTTCAAAATGGATCAGAAGATTGGCCTCATATTGATCAAATAACATCTAAAATACTCTCTGGCACATGTTACTATAATGTATTAGTAACTGATACTTTAGCGAGTAAAAAGATTAAGAGAGACTATTTTAAGAGGATAATGAAAGAAAATAATATACAAGCCAAAGTTTGGTTATGTACTAACGAGGAGTTGTTGAAAGGTTGGAGACAGAACTTTGAACTTATCAATGATCCTAAAGAAAATAAAGTAGAGGTCGCTGCATGAAAGAACTAACACCTGAACAAATAAACCATAATTGGTCTAATTTAAGACAACTCATCGATGTCAACTTCTCTGGCGAAAGGCTGGAGAGGTTGAACGAGATGTATGATTACTTTGAAGAAAGAATGGTACTGGCACCAGCCAGTGGAAAGGAACATTTTCATAACTGCCATGTCGGTGGTTATGTGGAACATGTTCTACACATTACACAACTTGCCTTACAGATTAAACAACTTTGGGAAAAGAACGATGCCACTATTGACTTTACAGAGGAAGAGTTGGTGTTCGCTGCCCTACACCATGATTTGGGTAAAGTTGGTGATTTAGCCGAAGATTACTACAAGGTGCAAGATAACTCTTGGTTCGTAAAGAACAGAGGTGAGTATTACACCCACAATGATAACCTTAATTACATGTCTGTAACTGATAGAGCTATGTGGTTGTTACAACACTTTGGAATCAAAATGTCAGAGAAAGAATACCTTGGGTTAAAATTGACAGACGGTATGTATGAAGAGGCTAACAAGAGTTATTATGTTAGTTATTCGCCTGGACGACAGTTGAAGACTAATATTGCCTACATATTACATCAGGCAGACATGATGGCTTCCAAGATAGAGAATGACCAATGGAAGCGTGGTTATGAAGTCAAGAAAGAAGAAAAGAAACAAGAGGTCGATAAAAAGACCGAACAATCAAAGAAAGCCAATCAGGCATTTAAGGAATTATTTGGAGATTAGTGCTTGACTTTTACTGTTTTTTTCCTTAAATTATAGTAATATAATACAACAAGGATAAAACATGAAAACACATATATTTCAATCATTTAAGATGGGTGATTCCTATATGGATACAGGATTAGCCTATGTTTACAATGAGAGGAAAAGAATTATCAAAGATGTTAAAGCCGGTGATAAAGTCGTGGTATTACGATATCGAAACGCTTATCATAAAAAAAACAAACCAAATGAGCCATTGAGAGTAGACAAACTCATAGCTCTAACTGATGCTCAACCCTATGCAAAGTCTGTATGGCCAAATGTTAGAAAACCATGGGGTGGTTTTATATGTAAGACATGTTAATATGTACTTAGAATACTTCGATAAGTTCAAGAACCAAGAACCTTATCTTCACATCGATGAGACCGAGTGGAGTTACATCAAAGAGACATTTGAAAAGGATGATGTGAAGGAAAGTCTTGCCACAGTTGCCATGACCTATCCAATGCCCACAATGGAGATGACAGAAGAGGATTGTCGTAAGGATTTAAATAAATTGAAATCCACATGGTATCACGACATTTTAACCGAAGGTGAGTGGTTTGCTCGATCAGAAGAGGGATATGACTCTCCTTTGGTTTATCAAGGTTCTCAGTGGTATTTTGCAAGAAATAACATAGGTAACAAAGCCAGTAATTATTTTCAACAAGAGAATCGATGGTCAGTGGAATCTAGTTCATATCCAGGCCCTAAGAGGACATGGGAAACATTTGACTTCATGAAGTCTCTGATGGGTGCCGCCTATTCATTAAAACTAAGTAGAATAGATAGATCAAATCTCAGAGTGATGATTGGACTTCGTAAGTATATCTGTAGTCAATTTAAACCAAATGTGGCAAAAGCCATGTATGACTATTTCGATGTAAAGAATGTCTTGGATTTTTCAATGGGCTGGGGTGATAGGTTGGCTGGGTTTTATGCAAGCCCCAAAACAGAACTATATGTTGGTGTAGACCCAAGAAAAGAAAATCACCCTATTTATAAACAACAGGCAGATTATTACAATAGTCACCTGACATTTTTTGAAAACAAGAAGACTACGAAGTTTCACTGTGATGCGGCTGAGGACTTTGATTTCAGTGATTATCACGACACTTTTGACATCATATTTACATCACCACCGTATTTCAATATTGAAAGATATGGTGAGGATGATAATCAGAGCTGGGTAAGGTATAAAACCATTGATAGTTGGAATCATCAGTTTTTACACAAAGCCATTGACAATATGTGGCCTACACTGAAATCTGGTGGTTTACTATGTATTAATATATCAGATGTTAATGCCAAGATTAGTAAAGGTGCGAAGTGGTTAAAGATATGTGATCCGATGAATGAATTTATTGATGAATATAGAGATTCAGAGTACAGAGGTTGTATCGGTATGGAAATGGCAAAGAGACCTAACAGTGGTGGTGCTGGAACTGCCAAGGATACCATACAGTTTAAGGATAAAACTATGGAATTTGTAG